TATCGTCCTTCCTCTCCTGCCTTTCGGTACTCTGCTCCCTCCACGGACGGGAGGACAGCGTTTCCAGAATCTGGCTTTCTTCCGTCAGAACCTCCGGCTCCTCGGATTCCATCTCTTCCTGCAAATCATTCTGTATTTCCTTGTTCTCTTCCATGTTTTTTCGCCTCACTTACCTAAATTCCTAACGATTTTGCATCTCATGCAGAATACTGTCTTTCCAATTGTCATACTCCTGCGGATTCAGACCGATAAAGTCCATCGCCATTTTGTAGAGTGCCTCTTTCTGCCTGTCCTTGTTTTCTGCCGTGTCGATGTGGTAGGCTTCATCCTCCGTCAGAAGATGGATTCCCATATCGAACAGGAACTTCACAAGGTAGCAGAACTCCTGCGTATTGGCAGCCAGATAGCCTCTTGTCTGTGCTGCGATACACTGCACCTTCCCCTCTGAGCAGTCCTTCAGGAGCCTTATCATTTCCTTCCTTTTTGCAATCTGCTTATTCCCCGTAATGTCAACATAGACACCCGCCAGTTCAAACCTCTCGGAATCTTGGAATTTTTCGGCATAATATTTCCGATGATACGGGATTGCCTCTTCCCTTCTCTTCTCCCATAATTTTGCCAGTTTCACATATCCGGCCACCTTCATCCTTTCACTCATCATCTGCCTCCGTTTCCTTTGTAACGCAGTCACCTTCCGGCAGACTCCAATACCATTTGTTCTTTATTTTATAGGATTCTATCCCCATCTGCTTCTTGATGGTGTTCGCTGTCCTGTCCGATATCCCGGCTTCTGCCATAGCCTCCATGACAAGGCTGACGGGCATATCCTCTGACAGCAAATTCCTTAATATCCGCTCCGCCTTTTCAGTCTTGCTTTCCCGTATCGGCTCGGTTTCCATCTCCTCATATCCGTGTTCGCATGGTCCTATCCACACAAATCCGTGTCTGCGTTCAAACTTAAAGGCTATGGCATCACCCTCCGCGGCAAGGCTCGACTTGACCGGGAACATATACCGCACACCCGGATTGTCCGCATCACGCTCCACCATGAGGACACTTCTGACAATCGCCGGAATATCGATGCTTCCAAGACCACGGTACAGGCTTTTCCCCGATTGCGACTTGTTCATGTGTCCCACAAGCACGATGGCACATTTCTGTCTTTCCGCTATGGCTGTCAAGCCGCCAAGGAGTGACCTCATCCGTCCGGCATTATTGTAATCGCCGTCTTGGACAAACGACTGCAACGGGTCAAGCACAAGGAGCCTTGCCCCCGTCTTTTTGATGGTGTCCTCTATCCGGCTGTCATCCAAGGTCAGTTCCGACCGCTCATCCACGATAAAGGCAACCCTGTCGCAGTCAGCCCCGGCTGCAATGAGCCTTGGCTTTATGGTGTCTGCTGCCCCGTCCTCCCGGCACTGGTAAATGACCGTCTGCCTTCCACCGGGCTGATAGCCGTCCGGCATCGGTCTGCCCGTGGTAAGAAGGGCGATGACATTCAGGATGAATGTTGACTTGCCGTCACCGGGATCGCCCTGCAGGAGTGTCAGCTTCCCATAAGGGATATACGGATACCACAGCCATTCGACCTCGGTCTCCTGAACACTCGAATAATATTCAAAATTCAATTCACTCATTTCGATGTATCACCTTCAATGTCCGCTTCGTTATACAAGCAGGTCCAGTCAACTCCAAGAATCTCCGCTATCCGCTTCGCTTTTTCCACGGAGAGTTTCCTCACTCCGCGCTCGTATCTGCTGATACTTGTTGGCTGCACTCCCAACGCATCTGCCAGCTCCTTCTGTGACATATGCTTCTGTTCCCTGAAAAATTTCAATGCACTCATTCTTATTTTTCCTTCCACGCTCGGATAACCGTTCTGGATATATAATAAGTCCATTTCGGTCAGTTGTCAACGCAAAACTGACCAATTCGGTCATATAAACTGTACCAAAATGGAAATATAATATTTAAGAGGAGGTGCTGTCATGCTATTGAAGAATATCCGCATACAGAAGGGACTGACACAGCAGGAAGTTGCAGACGGAATCCAGTGTTCGCCCACGGTTTACGCAAGATATGAACGTGGGGAGCGTGAGCCATCCATCGAGATGCTGCTCAAACTGTCCGCCTACTTTGGAGTTACGGTTGATTATTTGCTTGGAAACGGGGATGCCGCGATGTCCTCCCTTTCAAGATATGAAATGGAATTAGTGGAAGCTGCCAGAGAAGCAGATGATCGGGCGAGGGAAGATGCCCTGAATACGCTACGTTCACACAAGGTTGAAAAGAAAAAAGAACTCCGTGCATAATCCGGGAGGAAAATGTCATATACCTGTCATGGGACGAGTGAAGGTTGCAAAAAGGGGATGTCCCCGATTGCAGCCTTCTTTTTGCAATCTTCCGAAGATGCCCGTGTTTACTGTATTTTTACGCTGTTGCCGTCAAGGAAATAAAAATCGATTGCATCCTTGGAATGGATGACACAGTGGTCAAGCACCTTGCTGACCAGTCCCATGTCGATTTTCTTTAACGGTCTGCCCTTCGTCAGTTCCATCATTTGTCCTGCACGGTATGCCAGAAGCGGATTGCCACCCTTGGCATCAGCCTTCCATCCGGCAAGGTAGGATGCCCTGTCTTCAATGATCTGATTCCATGCCCGGATAAATGCATCATGCAGTTCCGTCTCCTTTACAGTTTCACTCGCACACCCCACAACGCCTTTCTTACGGTATCTCTGACCGCACATCCACACCTTTATCTGCTTGCCGCCCCTTGTGAGTGTCCTCCGCCAGAAGATGTTCCCACAGGCTCCGCATATCACCCGGCTGGAAAATGGCTGTTCATCCGTGTATCTTCCCATCGTCCGAAGCCCGTGTTCCTCCATGAAGCCGTGTCTGCGTTCAATCTCCATCTGCACCGCTTCCCAGTATGGCTTCTCTATGATAGCTTCATGGTCATCCTGCACATGGTACTGGACAAGCTGACCGTTGTTCTTTTCCGTTTTCTTTGTGAGGAAATCGGAGGTAAAGGTCTTCTGAAGGACTGCATCTCCCATGTATTTCTCGTTGGAAAGCACGCCCCATATGGTACTGCATGACCATCTCGGCTCTCCCATGCAGCCGGGTACTTCTTCCTCATTCAGCCTTTTGCTGATCACATCGGGATTGATGCCGTCCATGAACTCCGCATATATCCTTCTGACCGTCTCGGCCTGCTCCCTGTTGATGACAAGGTTTCCTTTTTCGTCCTTGTCATAGCCCAAGAATCGGTTTGCATTCAGGTGCAGTTTGCCATCGCTGAATTTCTTGCGGATTCCCCATTTGCAGTTCTCCGATATGGACCTGCTCTCTTCCTGTGCCAAGGAACTTAAGATGGTAAAGAGAAGTTCCCCGGCGCCGTCCATCGTGTTGATGTTCTCTTTTTCAAAGAACACCCCTATTCCGATGTTCTTCAGCTTTCTTGCGTAGGTCAGGCAGTCCTGCGTGTTCCTCGCAAATCGGCTGATGGACTTTACGATGACAAGGTCAATCTTTCCTGCCTCGCAATCCGAAATCATGCGTTTGAAGTCCTCCCTCTTCTTTGTCGAGGTGCCGGAAATGCCCTCGTCCGCATAAATGCCGGCCATCTCGTATTCTTCCCGGCTGTTGATATAGGCAGTGTAATAACTGACCTGATTTTCAAAACTGTTCAACTGCTCCTCTGCCTCCGTTGACACGCGGCAGTATGCAGCCACCCTCAGTTTCCGCACGGTGTGTACGGTTTTCCCCGCTGTTTTAGGACTTGCTTTGATAACTGTAACTTCTTTCGCCATTTTCATCGTCTCCTTCCATGACATAAATTTCCCCGTCAAATTTCCAACTGTCTGCGACCGAAGCCGGAACCCTGACACCCTCACAGGCGTTTTCTCCCTCTTTTACCCTTTTCCCGCACCACCAGAATTCCGTACCGTTCCATGCAAACTGGTGGTGCATGACCGTTCCGCACTTGGAGCAGTACAGCTTTCCGCTGAGTGGGTAGGTGTTGTGGGAATATCTGCCCTTTCTCTTCTTGGGCTTGTATGGGCAGCTTCGTCTCTTCTCATAGGCATCTCTGCTTACGGTACGGTAGCTTTTCCTACCGAATTCGTCCTCCTCCACCAGAACGGTGGAAGGCTCCGTGATGTCCCATTCATCCGCAATCTCCTCCGGGACACTGATTCCCTGACAGGCAGCCTTTCCCTTTTTGATGTTCGTCCCACAGCACCAGTAGGTCTGCCTTCCCTGATTGCTTACCCTGTGGTGGAGCATTCCACCGCATTTCGGGCAGTAGAGCATTCCCGTCAGCGGATAAGTGTTGTGGGAATTACCGCCCATGCTCCGTGGCGCTTTCTTTTCCTTTGCCGCAAATGCCCTGTCATCAAGAATCTCCTGCACCTCGTTCCAAAGGTCTGGGCTGACTGCTGCCGGATGGTTATCCGCAATGTAGTACCTGTCCTTCTGCCCCGTGTTCCTGTGCCGGACACGCTCGGCATCAAGGTAGGTCTTCTGCATCATCACATCCCCTTTGTAGATTTCATTCCGCAGGATTCTAAGGACTCCTCCGGCATCCCACCTTTTTCCGAGTGCGGTTTTAATCCCCTGTTCGTTAAGGTGTGATGCAATCCGGCTTGGCAGGACATTATCCGCAGCCAGTCTGTAAATCTTTCTGACCACGAAGGTCTCCATTTCATCAAGCACGGTGTTTCCTTCCCCATCGTGCTTATATCCGTAGCAGTTCCCAACCCTTACCGCAGGAACACCCTCTTTGAATTTCCGCTTATAGGTCATATAGGCATTTTTGCTGCTGTCATCGCTCTCCGCCTGTGCAAATGCTGAATAGATGGAAAGCATCAGTTCTCCTTCCCCTGACAGGGTGTTGATGTTCTGCAGTTCAAAAAAAATACCGACACCCATGCCTTGCAGTTCCCTGACTGCCTTAAGCATCGTGACGGTATTCCTTGCCATTCTCGATATGGATTTTGTAAGTATCAGGTCTATCTTTCCCTTCCTTGCATCTTCCAGCATCCTCTGAAAGCCGGGACGGGATTCCTTAAAGCCTGATATTCCGAAATCATAGTAGACATCCACATATTCATAAGCCGGATTGCTCTTTATGAGGTTCTCGTAGTAATCCCTCTGGTTATCCAGTGAATTTTCCTGCTCGTCCGCTTCCGTGGATACCCTGCAGTATGCACACACCCGGATTTTCTCCGCTGTATGCTCCCTTGGGGCAATTACATTAATCTTCATAGCCGTCTCCTTTCCGTTTTGCTACTACCATATATCACTCTAAACCGCCTGATTATCCAGTAAAATATCCACCGAAAAGGGGTTTTATTTCTCCGTGGATTTTTCACGGTAAAAAGGAAAGCCCGGACAGGTTTTTCCCATCCGGACCCGTTGGCATGATTTGCTTTTCCTATTTCAGCAGTTCATTGACTCTCTTCTGCACAGCGGAGTAATCATATCCAGCTGCCGTCAGCTTCTGCTTCCTCTCATTGCCATTGCCCCATTTTCCTGCAATGACCTCCTTGGCAAGCTCATCCACGGATTTGGTGCTTGTCTTTGCCGTGGACACCCCGCACTTCTGGTTGACAAGGCTCTGCACCTCGGAGTAATCATATCCTGCGGCTTCCAGCTTCTGCTTTCTCTCCGTTCCGTTGCCCCACTTTCCTGCAATCACCTCTTCTGCAATCTCCTCCACGGACTTCTTTGTATCCATGCCGGATTCCCTTCCGTCATACTTGGTAAGTCCATATTTCTCAATAATGGACACAACCTTGCTGATATAATTCGGGTCTGTTGCATAAGGTGCGCCATCCGTGGTATGGATCAGCTTGTCCACCGCATCCTTGTAATCCGGATTGTTCAGTGCCTTGGCATACCTTGCGGTATTGGAGAGGAAATCATAATATCCCACCACCGCAGCCGCCACGCTTGGATAGGACTTGAAAGAGTCCTGAATCTGAACATAGTGTCCGTTGTAATACTCGCTCGTGGTAGCCACAAAGCCTTTTCCTTTAATGCCGAATAAGGTCTTTGCCTCCAAGTTCCAACCGCTTTCCAAAGCCGCCTGTGCGATGCAGACGGAAGGAAGAATCCATTTCTTCCTCGAAAGATACTCGTTCCTTGCCAGAACGCCTACGGTTTCAATAAATTTGTCTGTCTTTGTACTCATAATACATCTCTCCTTCCATGAAAAAAGGAAGCACCCTGTGGTACTCCCTACTCGTTTTTCCCGTCCTCTTCAGAACGGTCATGCAACTGCTCCAAAATATCCATCAGTTTCTTTGGGATTGGCAGCCCAAGGTGTCCGGCATTTTCCAGAAGGGAAATTCCCTCGTTGGAAAGATAAAAGAAAATGACTGCCGTGCGAAGGACACTCCCTGTTCCGATGACCTCAATGTCAAGGATGTTGGCAATGCCCACAAGCATGAAAATCAGCACCTTTTTGCAGATACCCTTGAATCCCACTTCGCTGGATAGCTTTTTGTCAACGACTGCGCACATCACGCCCGTGATGTAGTCTGCCACCACAAACACCACAAGGGCAACAAACAGTCCGTCACAGCCTCCGAGGAAGTAGCCCAGCCACCCACCGATGGCTGTAAAAACAAGCTGAATCATGTTCCAAAACTCCTTCATGTCGATTCCTCCTTAAAAATTTTTGTATGAAAAAAGCGGCTGCCATAAGCAAACCGCCTGTTTCCGATTTTATTCCGTTTCCGTTATCGTGTAGGTTATCTTCATTGTCTTGTCCGCCGTCTTGATAACCGAAGTCGACAGATTATTGATGGTTGCCAGATATGGGCTGAGCATAAATAATTCCCTTTTGGTATTCTGTCCGTAATAGCCGCCATACCCTAAAAGGAATGGTCCGTACTGGAACAAAGGCGTACAGGCATAACTGAACGGCATCGTATTGGAACATTTATAAACAGTATCATCCGAGGCAATCCTGAAATCCGAGCCGACAATCCAGTCCCCTATTGCAGTCAGATACAGGTTCCCACTGTTATAGTAAGGTGCTGCCGAACTGTAATTTGTTGTAAAGCCCAGTTTGATTTTAGTCACGTCCGCCACGTTACCAAGGTTGATTTTATACACGGCAGTCCTGTCATATGACACCATGTAAAGATATCCGTTTAATATAACGCTCTGGGTATTTCTTGAAGGTCCCGTGTTATATCCGCTCCTGTATCCGGCGCTCTGTAACTGGCAGTTATCAAGTGTCCATGTTCCCTCGGAAAAGGAACAATCCGATTTCTTAATCTTGATCCATTTCACGGAGGCATTCCCGCTGCCGTTCGCATCGTGCCAGATTCCATACCAGTACCCGTCCTTGCCGTCAATAAAGTCATAATTGCCGTTATTGTTCGATGGATTCGTCATGATAAAGATGGTCGGTGTGATCTTTGTTTCTTCCAGCACCACAATGGAACTGTCTGTCAGGGTGTCATTCAGCCCCACCACCCTGTATGGCTTTCTGATCTTCTGGATGACAACCTCATTGCTTGTGTTCAGACCGATGGTAATAAAATAATTTTCCTCAAAGTTGATTTCAACACAGTTTATATAAGCCGTTCTGACGATGGCATCTGCCGTCCAAGACTGGTCTTTCATGTGCCACCTCTTGTTCGTGTTGTCATAGGTATCTCCCATGTAACCTATGCCGCCCCATTTATGGGTCAGCGCCACAGCGGAAATCGTACCGTTTGCCTGACTTGTTGCAAAATCCCACACAAACTTATACCCCTTGTCAAGCCGTGTGCTTTCCGTAAGGTTCAGGCTTCCACGCATAACATTTGCCGTGGAATTTACATCATTCGAGGCATACCCGGTACAAGGGTTTGCCGATGGTGCATAATAGGACTTTTTATCCTCTGTCAACGGGTCTGCAAACAGCAGGATTCCACCGATGGCATTCATGCAGAGCGGTATCATGTTCCCGTTGAAGTCCCCGGTACTGCCGCCCATGTTAAAAAGACCTCCCTCAATGTTATGTGAAAAGAAGTCAGCAAGGGCATTTGTCACCATATTCTCATCCGTAAATATCTCAACTGCCCCCGTATTCACATCTTTTAATTCTATGACTGTTTTTCCCTTAATCATCTGAAAACCTCTCTATACTTTCTTATTCATTTTGCACAAAAAACCTTTTATTTTAGCCCTTTGCGCAATGGTTTATAAAGTTACAACAAATCCAAAGCTTTTGGTAATGGGCGAAA